AAATTCAACAGCAAATACAATCTTATGGGGACAGACCATACGGAACGAAGGTAACGCAGCAACTACTGGGTATGGTGCCGGATTAAAGCTAAAGAATAGCTCCGACAGCGTTCCAAACGAGCTCTACAAGTGGGCTGGTGTTGCTTCTGTTGCTGGCTCAAACTATTCAGATAGGACTGATTTAGCATTCTATACAAATGCTGGAGTAATTGCAGAAGCTACAGAGAAGGTAAGAATAACTGGAGATGGAAATCTAGGAATAGGTACAATTGCTCCGGGTGCACCTCTAAGCGTCGCTGGCGTTGGTGGAAGCACAAAGGGAACAAATGGATACATTGTCAACATCGGCGGAACAGATGGTAATGTTGACCCAGTTCGGTATATGATTGGCTTTACTCACGGAAACACATATACTGCTGCAAACGTAAGGGCTGCTGTTGGTATGATGGTCACCACTGGTGGTGCCGGAAACCTTGTGTTTGAAACAGGTACATCAGGAGCCGGACAGCTTGAGCGTATGCGAATCAATGGCTCTGGAGATGTTGGTATTAATAACTCAAATCCTTCATACAAACTTGATGTCACTGGAGACGTTCGCATCACATCTGGCTCACTAGGAGTTGGAGTGGTACCAAACGCCACCGATGGACGCATCGACGCATCCAACGACATCGTAGCATACCAGACATCAGACCGTCGCCTTAAAGAGAACATCACCCCGATTGCCAACGCACTCGACAAAGTGAAGTCACTCACTGGTGTAGAGTTTGATTGGAAGGAAGAAACGAAGCACGTCCACGGATACGAAGGCCACGACACTGGTATCATTGCCCAAGAGGTACAGGCAGTAATGCCAACAGCGGTGCGTACGAACGACAGTGGCTATCTTTCGGTTCGCTATGAGAAACTGATTGGTCTTCTTGTAGAAGCGAATAAAGAGCTAGCAGCACGAGTAGAAGAACTAGAATCTAAATTGAAGTAATATGACACTACCACTAAGCGGAACCCTTGAGGCAAGCGATATCAATGTAGAGTTAGGTCGCTCCGCAACAGCTGTAATGTCCATCAAGGATGCAGCAACTGGAGTCTATGGTGCTATCAACACCTGTAGCCCCTACTATCCCAATGCAACAGCCCCCCACGCCTACTCGGAGTGGTATGGCTACAACCACAATGCTCCTTGCTTGAACTCGAACTTTGCAATGTCAGATGGTCAGGTAGGAACCTTTAATGGGTTGATTTCTGGCGACATTAGTTACGACACAGGCGTATCATCGACTAAACCAGATCCTGCAGAAGGAGAATGTACTTGGAGTTTCTGGTTTAAACCAATCAATACAATAGAGATTCACGGTGTTATGTATACATTGGTTGTTGATCCAGACAACCTTATCGTAATCTACTGGGTAGTCCAAGAAGACCCATCGAATCCGGGAGTATACTGGAACTACATTTATTTAACCTATGGTGTTTTTGATGGCGTAAACCCATCAGGATTCTTGATTTCAAGGGTTAACATTAGCGATAGCAATAACAATGTGATTTCTGGAGTGCTTGCTAACTCTCCTTGGGGGATTGGAAACTACGGAAACGTTGATAGTACCGATTATGCTTTAATAACTGTAGTGGTAAGTTCAGCAAACATTGGTACAAATGACTATGTAACTTGGTACTGGAACGAGACAAAGATGGATGTTCCGCTTACTAGTGCTGCTAATGGCAACTCTTATACCGAGTATGACAATCTTCGTAGTCCAGATTGGACTGGTGCTGTTATGACTATTGGTGGCACCAACTTTGGAGATTACCCAGCTGTTTGGGCACAACTTGATGGATTTGCCATATACCCAATAACATCATTAACATCTGGAGATGTAACAGCTGTCTATAATGGTGGTGCAGTAGCAGATATTAGTGCCTATCAGGGAATATCTACTGATTTATTGTATTATAACTTTGAGTCTGATACACCAAATCTTGGAATAGACACTGGTGGTAACTATACTTATAATCTTGATGAATATAACAATCCAATACGTGTTAACGATCCAGCAGTATAATGTTGTTCGTTGTATCTTTGCCTAACTAATTAGTAAACAAATGTCTGTAGTATATACTTGGGATTGTCGCACTGTCGACTGCTACCCAACCAAAGATGAGCAAGGTGTAGAGCTAGATGACGTTGTATACAACATCCACTGGCGCCTAACAGGAACAGAAGAGTATGAAGCAAAGACCTACACTGCTACCGTTATCGGCACGCAGACTGTAGCTGCTGACGACATCGATCCTGCCACCTTCGTTCCCTTCGATGAACTCACCAACGAGATCGCTACTGGATGGTGCACCTCAGCAATGGGACCAGAGCAGGTTGCTAGTCTGGAGACCTCTGTTGCTAGCCAACTGGAGAATCAGATTCACCCGACCTCCATCACTCTTGTGATTGGTCAGCCTGTGCCACCCACCCCTCCGACTCCAGTAGTTTAGTAGTATATTTGCATAACTAACTTAAATTTCATTACGATGGCCAAAGTAAGCGAAGAGCTGTTAAACAGCATCAAAGAAGTCCAAAGCGATATGGGTAAGATCCAGAATGAGCTTGGCGCAATCCTCCTTATGGAACTCCGCAAGTCTACCCTCCTTGAGACTAAGATGGAAGAGGCTCGCAAAGCAATCCTCGAAGCTCACGGCGACGGCACTATCGATCTATCTACTGGTGAGTTTACCCCTGCTCCTGCTCCCGAAGCTGAGATTGTAGAGTAATACTGACGATCTCTGTCCCTGAGTGTGGGACAGGATGATGGTTGAGTGAAGCCCCGCAAGGGGCTTTTCTTTTTGCAGTAATTTTGCCACCAGTTGAAACCCATTTATTTGATTAGTGAAAATCTTTACCTACATAAAGGACAAGTTTATGGGCTTCGCCTCCATCTTCAAGGATGACAACAGCTGGAACGAGAAGACGATTATCGGTTTCTTCTCTTTTGCTGTTATGGTTGTCGTAATGATTGCAGACGTTGTGTCTGGTCTTATGGGTAAAGATCTAGTTATCAATGAGTTTACATATAACTCTTTCGTTATAATCACGTTAGGGTCATTCGGAATTGCAGGACTCGAGAAGTTCGCTAAGAAATAAACAATGCATATAGCAGACGTAATGGAAGACAAGGGTATAAAAAGAGTTGTAAGCATTTTCAAGTACAGTGACAGCGAGCCAAACGAAGTGTTTACCTCATTGCTCCATACTTTCATCCTTCCAGTAGCTCTTTGGACTGAGATGTTTTCATCTCCGTTATTGTGTGCGTTCTCTATGCTTTGTGGCATTTATCAAGGATATGCTGTACTGTGGAGTGGAGACCTTAAGGTTCGTGCATACGCTGTAAAGATTGCGTTCTTGGTTGCAGTTGCCACAGTACTGAACTACTTTATAGAGGGTATGCTTCAGGGCTCTAACATTGGTTGGGTACTTGTACTCATCTTCTCTGCTTGGAACATCATCCGTGTAGAGAATCAAAAGCACTTAGAGGAAATCAAAAAAAAATACAGCACTAAATAATGGACTTTGCTCAGATTGCAATTACTGTTGTCACCGTACTTGGCTCAGGTGCGGCCTTCCAGTTCTACACCAACAAGATGAAGATGCGTGCTGAAGAGCGTAAGGAAGAGATGGTAAACAGCGATACACATCTATATCGTGATGACCTAAAGAACCGAGTACGTAATCTTGAGGAGCTGTTGGCTCGCTCTGCTGACGAAAAGGACGAGATGCGTAAGAAGATTCTTGACCTTACAGCTGAGGTTCATACGTTACGTGTTAAGGTTGATTACCTTGAGCGCGAGAATCAAGCACTTAAAATGCGTAAGTAATGAAACTACCTGTATCTTTTGACCAGTTCCAGAAGAACCCAGTTGCTGCTATTGCCTTCGTAGCACTTGTTGCTATCGGCTATCTTTATGTAGACCAGAAAATGATGAACACGAAAGTGGACGACCGATGCCAAACTCGTGTAAACGAGCTAGAGGTAAAGGTCGACAAGTACACGGAACACATCCGTAAGCTTGACTCAGCTTTGGCCTACACTAGTGCTAAGAACGAAATGCTTATTCAGACACGATGAAAAACGTAACTCTTCTTTTGATTACTGGCATTGCTGTTGGGGCTCTTTTAGCCGACCAGAAAAAACAAATCACCCAGCCAGACCCGATTGACATCATCATCGAGAAGTCAAAGCAAACAATGCAAAAGGCTACCGAGGTGTCCGCAAGAGCAGACAAGCAGGTAGTGGAAAGCGTCAAGCAGATGAAGCAAACCATTGAGGTTCTAGAGGAAGAGAAGCTTATGCTTGTCGAACAAGTTAAAGTAATGGAAAATGAGATTGTTGCTATTAAGTCTGAGCCTGCTGCTCAGCCATTTAATGTACTCGCAATCCTACCCGATTCAACGGGTGGAGGGAAGTGATACAGTAGTCGTACTTAAGCTGTCTCAGGCTGCTGCAATGAACAGCAGGTTCGTTAAGCTAAAGAAGGACATTGACTCTGTAAGCGTAGACTATCGTGGTATGAAGTCTGTTGCTGACTCTTTAGCTACGCAGAACGTAAGAACTACTGAGATGCTACGCAAAGCTCTTATGGAGCCTAAGGCTGCCGTAAGAAAGGTTAACGACCAATGGGTTGGAGGAATTGCCCTGTATATATGGGGTAGATTTGTATTCTTCGTATTATTTGAGCAGTGATGGACAACCGAGTAAAGAATCTTCTAAAAAAGCACGGACTTGCAGGGGTTAACAA